TTGAGGAATTAGTTCTTACTGAGATACAAGGTGAACATTCTGTTCCTATTGAGGGCACTGTATCAACAGATGAAACGACTTCAATAACCGGATTGGCTACTAATTTCTTTGATTATGTGCCGGGTGATATAATTCGTGTCCAGGGTGAAACGCCGAGGGTAATTGAATCAATTAGTAGTGATATAGATATGGTAGTGACAGTTGCAATGTCAGCAACGGCATCAGGACTGAATTATGTTGTTTATACTGGTTATCCGGCATTGAATACTGTTTTGCCATTAGGATTAAGACAAGCCATGCTGTTACTTGTAGGTCATTACTTTATGATCAGGGAGCCGGTTATTATCGGGGTTGGTGTTAGTGAGATACATTTTGCTTATAAGTATTTGGTGGCTCCATATAAGCATTACACTATAAGATGAAAGCAGGTAACGCATATCACAGAATAAGTTTTTTTGCTAAACTGAGCAGTCGTGATGCCTACGGAGCGAGTTCTGATTCCTGGGATTATGCTAATCCAACTATTGAAACCAGAGGAGAGATCAGATATACAGGGGGTAGTAAGACATTAAGCAATGAAGAGAAGTTTTATTCAAAAAATATTGAATTGATTGTCCGTTATCGGAGTGAGATTGTTGAAACTATGAAAATCCAGATTGATGAAACAAATGATTTGTGGATGATTACTTACATGGAGATGCTTGGCAGGAATGAGAGTTTAAGGCTGACTATTGAGAAATGCAATGACGGGTTAAGGATAATAACTAATGATACAGGGCTTCTGATAACTGATGATGGCGGAGATTTTTTAACAGATGAAAGTGGAAATTTAATAATACAATGATATGGCAACTTCAAAATTAAGAGAAGCATTGGTGGAATTATTACCTGCCGTAAATAGTGCGAATAATGCTCAATTAGCAGATGTTATCGGGCGGAAAGATGATGTTTCCGGGGGTAGCATCGTGGCACTTATTAAAGCAATAGCAGCATTAAGTTGCGAGATAGATGAACATTTTAAAAGTTCTGCATCATGGTTTGAGAAGGCAGGCACTCCGGACGGGGAAGATCATGTAGCAGATCGGATAGGTACTGTTGGGGGATTAGGTCCTTTTATTATAGATGGTGGGGATCATACGTGGGGAGACTGGGTGCAAATACTCGGTGCAGATGATACGCCTGCAAGAATAGGGAATACTAAATTCCATTTTCACGAATTACAGATGACAGGTAATGAAAGAGATGCAGACTATTTCTTTCAGATAGGCTTCGGGGAAAGTGGAGCAGCAGCACTGGCAGCAGGTACATACACAGAAAAAGCACTAACATTTAGTGGTTTAAATGAAGAAAAATGGTTTTCAACTCAAAATAATGAACATATAGCCGGAACGAAAGTGTGGGCAAGGTGTTCATGCCCTTCAACAGATACCGGAACACTTGATTTTTACTTTGGTTTACATGAACATAATAGTTAATAATTTAATAATTTAAAAATATGAATGTATTTAATGCTTTAGAGAAAATTGCCGGTGTGTCTGGATGTTTCCTGATAGTCGGAGAAGTAAAAACAGCGATGCCGGAAGGGTATGCTGCTTACGCAATAATAGTAAGAACGGATGCAACTGTGATAGCAACACTGGATCATCTCATTGAAAGTGTTCCTGTTACGTTGGCTGATGCGTCATGGGAAGGCAAGGCACTATTAAGAGGTGATCTAATAACTTTTGAATTTCCGGTTGTGACAATAACACTTACCGCAGCGGGAGACAGTGTATTTGCTTATTTACAACCAACAGAATATGTTGCGCCACCTGCGTAATAATAATTAAAAATTATAGATATGGAAGGCAAATATGAAATTAAATCAAAAGCAACCGGGAAGGTTGTTTATGAAGCTGAATCTGATGATATAGCAAATGATTGGAATGTTAAGAAAAGAATGATTTTGCTTAATATGGATTCTGATAAGAAATTACGCAGTCATCTCGAAAAATATGGGATGAAAGATTTTGAATTTTCGGTTGTGACAAAAAAAGAAATCAAAATAACAGAACCGAAAATAATAGTTGAACCGAAGAAGAAAATTACAAAACATAAAAAGAAATGATAATAGGGATAACGATATGGAGGTAACAGTTGATACCAGTCAAATTCAGATACTTGAAGATTTCTTCAATGACCTCAGCAATGCTGATCAGCGGAAAATATTTATGGCTGCTTACCGGAAGGCGGCAAAGCCATTGGTTATGGCAGCGAAGTCCACTGTTCCATACAGGACACGGACTTTGCTCAGGTCAATAGGCACGGTTGAAGTGCCGCAGGAAATTGCAATACTGGTTGGGGCAAAGAAGTCAGGACAATACAAAGGATGGCATGGTCATTTAGTGGAGAGTGGCACAGTGGAGAGGTTCCGTAAAAAAAGCGGTGGTGCAACGGGCAAGATGCCAGTTTCACATTTCTTTGAAAATGCTTATAACGCTACGGAAGATCAGGTATTTGGAACTATTGAGAAAAGTTGGTATGACGAAATTGATAAATTCATTTTAAAAACTAATAAGAGATTGAAATGATAGGAAAAGTCATAACGCATATTCTGAAAGACAATGCTGATTTGCTTTTGTTAGTACCGGAGGCAAATATCTATCCTTATGTCATTAATGAGAACACTCCTCTTCCGGCAATAGTTTATACTATTGATTCGCTTGTGCCGGAATACACTAAGGACGGTTGGGTTGGTGATGATTGTTCTTTTAGTATAGTTTCATTTTCTGATGACTATGCGGTGCTTCAGAATATTGTAACGGAGGTGCGTAATGCTTTGGAATTAGAATCAGGTGTAAATGAAGGCATAACGACACAAAGGATATATCTGACGGGACAATCGGAGGGTTATAACATAATAGAGAGTGTATTTTTAAATAAGTTGAGTTTCAGTACAGTAATAATAGGTTATTAAACAATTTAAAATTAAAGAATTATGGCAGTAGTTATCAATGGTTCAGACATTTTCGTATATATCGGTGGTGTGAAGGTTGCCAATGCAACTTCGCATACTTTATCTATGACAATGGCTAAACGGGATACCAGTAACAAGGACACTGGTAAATTTAATACCAGTGCAGTAGGGAGGCTCGACATAACAGCCTCCAGTGATGCCTTGGTAGTTTATGCAGATTTAGGTACGATGCTTACAGCTTACCTTGAAAGGGAACCTGTTCATCTGCATTTTGCAGAAGATGTAGCAGGCAGTCCTGATGAGACTAAGTTTTATGCTGAAGGTGATTTCATTATTACCGGGATGGATATTAATGCCGGGGATCAGGACAATGCTTCTTATTCCTGCACGTTCGATCATCAAGACGGCTTCACATGGTCAGGTGATACAGCATTAAGAGTAGGGGTACTTGGCACTAACTGCTCGGAGAATGCTGTTGAGGATGGCTTTGCTGTTGCATTGCCTAAAGGTGGAATTGCTCCTTATTATTTCCTTTGGGATGATCCGGCACCGGCACAGACTACGCAATATGCAACTGCACTGGCACCGGGGACTTATACAGTAGTGGTTACTGATAGTACACCGGTGACTCCTTTAACGGCTACTGGTGAGATTACCATCACTGAACCACCTGCATAATAAGCTTAAAATGAAGTTTAGGGAGACAAAAAAGATTGAGGTAGGTGATCTGGAATTTCATGTCCGGTTAACAACTCGTGCCATAATTGGTTATGATGAATTAACAGGACGTAACTGGTGGGTTGATTTTGGTGCAGAGGAGATTAAACATGAGAAGTTGGCACAGTTGTTTTATGTCACAGCGAAGGCAGGGGCGAAAGAAAAAGGTATAGAGTTTAAATATACTTATGAGCAGTTTCTTGATATGACGGATGATTATCCTGAATCAATTGCATTGTTTTACGGTATTATGCAGGAACAGGAAAATAAGGATGATGGCATAAAAAAAAAGTAACAGTCGATATTAATACAGAGGAGCTTTATGGTTATTGTGTTGGGGTGATAGGTATTGATCCGCTTTACTTTCTTGATGAGATGAGTATTGATGAATTATCATCTATTTGTAAAGCAAGATATGAAGCAGAAAAGAAATCATGGGAACAGACAAGGCTGATATGTTTTTATAATATTATTTCAATGAATGGGACTAAGACATATAAAAAACCTTCGGATTTGTTTAAATTGGAATGGGATAAAAAGACTAAGACCAGGGCATTAACAAAAGATGAAGCAATAGCGAAAATTAAAGATATGCAGAATGGCAAGGGGTAAAGGCATAAGTGTCGGCGTGGAGATCACCGGAACAGCGAAGGGATATAAAGCCGCTGCTGCGGATGCTACGAAAACATCTGCTGCCTTAAAGAATAAAATGGGCAAGGATGCTGGGGGTATTGGTGGTGCTTTTAAATCCATGGGTGGTGTTATTGGCAGGGCAGCTCAGGGAATATCTAATGCTTTTAAACTTATTATTGCTAATCCTATTGCATTGGCTTTGATGGCTGTTGTCGGAGCCGTGGCAGCTTTGATAGGCGCTTTCAAATCATCTGATAAAGGGGGTACAGAATTTGCTGCACGATTTGAACAGATAAAAGCTATCATTGATGTAGTCCGTCAGAGAATTATTGCTGTTGCTGATGCTATCGGCCATGTTTTTAAGGGTGAATGGAAAGAGGCAGGGATTGCTATGAAGGAAGCATTTACCGGCATAGGACAACAAATAAAAGAAGCAACCAAGGCAGCTTATGAATATGTGCAGGCTATGGATGTGCTTACTAATTCTGAGCAAAATTATGTATCACAATCTGCTGAGAACAGGAATAAGATTGCCAAACTTGAGTATGATGCACAAGATCGTATCAAATCAACATCAGAAAGAAAAAAAGCATTACAAGAAGCTATTGCCATTGGTGAAAATGAATTAAAACAACAAAAGCAATTTGCTGAACAAAGACTTAATCTTGAGGCTAAATATCTTGCTGAGAAAAATGGATTAAGGGCTGAAGATGTAATTGCTTTTACGAAGATGACTGATGCTGAACAGGCGAATGCAAGTGCAGCATTACAGACTTTACGAAATAACAATGAAAAGAAACTTGTTGAGATTGAGAATCTTTATGCCACGTGGATCAATCTTGATACAAGATTTTATGAAGAGAATAAGCGTAATATAAGTCGTCTTTCCGGATTTGAGTTAGAGGAAATAAATAAGCGAGTAGCTGCACTAAAGGCACTAAAGAAAGTTTATGAAGATGTTTATAAAGCTCAGGTACCGATATCGGTCATGCCAGTTACAACGAAGAGGCCTACAATAGGCGCCTTGGTGGATGGTTCTCAATTTGCACAGGCAGAGATAGATGCAAAAGGCTTTTCTGATGCTTTGGGAAGTCAGATGACAGTTGTAAACGACTTGATGGGGGCCTTCCAGAATCTGTTTGCTAATACAGGCAAAGGATTCAAGGGTATGGCAGAATCATTTGGCAATGCTTTAAAACAGATGGTTGCACAGTTAGCGGCCAAAGCAGCTATATTTGGCATACTTACTTTAATTTCCGGCGGTACAGGAGCTTTGGCAGGATGGGCCGGGAAGGTATTAGGAGGCAAAACAATTGGGTCATTTATGGGATTTGCTAATGGTGCTATAGTGTCCGGCCCAACTCTGGCAAACATAGGAGAGTATGCTGGAGCAAAGAGTAATCCCGAAGTGGTTGCGCCATTATCGAAGTTGAAGGGTTTGATTGGAGGGCAGACAATTAAGGTTGAAGGCAGGATAGCAGGCAAATATATTTATTTGGCGAATATGAGATATAGTGAAGTCCTTGAACGAAGTACGTAAAAAATGAATTGGATAACGGAATACCGGGGAGAATTTACTGATATACACGGTGTTTACTCGAAAGTAGATATTGAGAGTGAAGACTATGCCGGTAACATAAAGAAACTCCTATTTTCAGGCGCCCCACTTTTATTCGAGTTTCTTACTAATAGTGACAATCTTTTTGGCAGTCCGGTGAAAGGAACTAAGGTTGATTTTACAATTTGGTCTGATACTGATTTTGAATATGCTGTTCTTTATTCCGTTGATGATTTTAAATATAGAGTAAAGGCTTATTATGCTGATGATATTTTATATTTTACAGGATATATAATTTCACACAATTATTCAGAGCCTTATGATGGCGTGTCGTATGCTGTTACTGTTTCTGCATCCTGCGGATTGGGACAGTTAAAAAGTATTGAATATAAAAACGAAGGTGAATATTACAATGGTCGTATCCGGGAAAGCGAGATCATATTAGATATTTTGGGTAAGATAGGGATTACTTCATTCTTTGAGTTTTGTAATATCTACGAGGATCGTATGGCTGATTCAATTAATGATTCGCCCTTTGATCAGACCTTTATTGATGTAGATATCTTTAAGGATATGTATTGTTATGAAGTGCTTGTTGAACTGTTAAAAAAATTCAATGCTATTATCCGGCAGAGTTATGGGGCGTTCTACATTACACGACCTACGGAAATGATCGGAGATAGCGTGGCGGGGAGGTACTTTACCAGTGCGACAACAAAAAACTCTGTTACTATTGTCCCTGATCAGTTCATACATCGTATTGTTACGCATCCATCAAGCACAATAAACCAAGTGAACAACGGTGTTTTGATGATACAATCTCCGGCAAAGAAAGTAATTGTCAGGCAGGATTATGGTTATAAGGAGAGTTGGATAGACAACTGGGAATTAAAAGGGAATACTTATAATGTTAATACTGGCCGATGGGATTACTGGACAAATGATGGAACTACGCCTGTTTCAAATTGGGTAAAAACAGAAACAGATGGAGTTGCCATACCAGCAAGTGCCACACCGAGGGAATATTCTTTGACTCAAACCTTTGGGACAAATGCTATAATCAGTGCAATGGATAAATTTGGGTTCCAGTTTGATTATATGACTTATAATTGGAGTGGTAGTTCATTAGAAAGAACAGTT